CTTTTTCCTTTTAAGGTTTAATAACTTCGAAGCTTGTATATAAGAATTTCATCCCCCTGTTGTTGCAAAAGAGCTCCATAAACAAAGTCGTCATCGTTTGGTATTTTACGCAAAAGGTGCCAGTAATTAGGCCCTTGGTATCCTCCAACTACTTCATACTTCTCTCCTAAAAGTCTTGTAGTGGGATAACTACAGCCGATAAGGAGAAAAAGAACAATTACGATAATAAACAACTTTTTGACTCTTCCTTTTGTTTGCTCATTCATTTCTTTTCTTCCCAGGCAAAAGCCGACGCTGCCTCTTCCGCTGTAACTCCTGTTTGAGACATAAGCCTACCCATTTCATAAACTCCCTTTTCAATTTCCTTGTCAGTCAGGTTCAAGTCAAATCCAAGCATGGAAAAACTTTTTCTGATGCTTTTTATTACCTTGTTATAACGATATTTGTCGTATCTTTTCTTTAGTTTCTGGAACATTATTTAAATCCTCAATTTCTACTTCATATCCTACTGCTTTCAACCCGTCTTTAACATTGACAGCTTCATCATAAGACACGCACTTTCTGTCAATACGCATAAAGGCTGGATGATCCCCCTTGACTAAAAATTTAAAGTTTGGCTGCCTTATCATTTGTAATGGTATCATTTTTCTTTTCCTTTAATACTTTTTGTATGTCAGGGTCGTTTGAAAGAGCACACATACTATTTACTTCTGCATCAGTAAATAATCCCGGTCCTTTTCGTAAAAGAGATAAATATAAAGATTTTTTTAACTGTAATATTGAGGTTGTCATTTTCCTTTTCCTATCATCTTAACCGTCTCGGGACTCAACCATTCAAAGAAAGCCTCTGCCCTACAAAGTACTAAACACTCACTTTTTAATTCATCTTTATCAGTAAAATATTCTGGATAAAACATTAAATATCTATCCTTATATGTCCCATTATGTTGTTCGAACTCATCCATCAAAGAATCACGAATACAAACCACTGGCTGATGATAGTCCCTTGAAAAAATCAATAACGGTATTCGTTCGCTAATCTTAGCGTCCGTTACCGTCTGCCTCCAGAATTTGATGATCTGCTTTTTCTCCAGATCTTCCGACCCCTTCCTGTAGTCAATAAGATCCAAAAGGTCCCAGGGCACGTTCTTTACTTTCTTTCCTTTCTTGCCCACTGAATAGCCAGCCTTCAATTCAATGTTAAACACTTTCATCAATCCTTCACCTTCAGGACTGTCGGCTTTTATGTCGCCAAGTTGGTGCTTCGCGTCCGGAGACCTTCTTGTTGCCCTTACCCTGCTTCTCCAGAACACGTCATGCTTTCCTTCAGTCCACCACAGGGAAAGAAATCGGCATTGATCCCTTTCAAAATTTTCACCCTTGCCCATGTTGACCTCTTTTGTGTTTCTTTGGTTTTTCAAGATCAAGATGCTCACTAATTGCTTCTTGAACTTGTTCTACAACCTCATCAAAAGCATACTGCCAATCATTCTTTCTTTCATTTATACTTTCTCTGTCATATTTATCCCACTCAGTTGTCACTTTCATTTTTGCCAAAAAGTTTACAGGTTCAAATTGTTTTTCTTGTATAGTTTTTGAATACTTAACCTCCAATTCTAAAACTTCCATCTTTTACCTCCTTTCCTTTTATTTTACCCTGTGTTCCATTTCCTCCACGGACATCAGTTTCTCAATAGTATTATTTACATCATCAAATTGCTCTGAAGAATAACCAGGATTTTTTTCATAAATTTCCTTCATATACTTTTGAGCGAAAGCAAAAATTAAAGGCAACATGTCCGCATCTTTTCCATCAATTAAAATCTGTTTTTGTATATTAAAACCCATTTTACCACCTCTTTTTTGGACTTCTGTTCATCAGGAATTTGTTTTCTATTTCTTCCCAAAGATCGATCACCTTTTCCCTTAATTCATTCTGCGATTCATTTGCTTCAATGTACCTGATGGCCTCATTCATTCGGGCATAATTTTTATCCACACAATCATAAGTAGTGTCACCCGTCATGTCTTTCAAGTACTGCAAATTTCCACGAATATCATCAATACCAACTTTAAACACTATATAAATCGGTGCTTCCCTGTAAGGATCATCAACTGTTGATTTCTTGATATAGCAAATCGAATGAATACCAATCACTTTCTTGACTTCCTTATCCTTATCACCTATCTTTTTAGTGACCGTTATTTTCTGCCTTTCTCGCACTCTGATTCTCACCGTACTATAAAATGGAATTCCTTTTCCACCGGGGGTAAATTCACCTTCCGGCCCACTTCGAATCTGATTTGAACAGGCAATCAACCAATTGTTATTCGCTATCAACACACAAATCTTTCTCAAACCTTGACTAAACTCTCTCCCCCTTGCCATGCCATAAGCGTCTTTGTCTTCCATTTCCATTTCAGTACTTAAAGCGGCAAGCGAATCAACAGCTATAACATTTATTTCTTTGTTGTTTTCTGGTTTCCATTTCTGTATCTCGTCAAATACTTTAGATACTAAAGTGGGTCTTTTGTAATTCTTTTCTGATAATGACATCCCATAAATCTTGCAATATTCTTTATCAAGACGGCCTTCTGGATCAAGAAATTGTACTTCCCCTTTCTTAAATTGAGCTGAAGCGCAGAGTTCCGCCAATATAGCAGTTTTACCAGCGCCAGGGGGACCGAACACTTCTATTATGATCCCCCCAGGAACACCACCACCCCGTATGCGATTGCCACTGATGGCGAGATCGAGCAAAGTGGAGCCTGTGGATATGACTTTCTTGACTTCCACCTTTTTGCTCTTTTCGATGGGCGAAGTGGTCACTTTCTTTACTTCTTCTGCCAACTGCTTACTTGACTTCTTTCTGCGCTTCAGTTTCAATTTATCACCTCCTTACCTTCTACGTCCTGTTCCTCTTCTTCCTGTGCCGCCGTCCTCTTTTTCCTTCTTTTTCTTTTCCTTTTTCTCATCCATACGATCCCTTTCCTGAGCACATTCTTTCCACTTCTCTTCGTCACAAATTTCATTACAAGCATCAATCTCATCAATATCTGTTCCAAATGTACCCCCATGAGGGCATCCTTCATCCTCTTCTATCACTTCTTCTTTTTCAGATTCTTTCTCCCTTTTTCGTTCTTTTCTTATTCGTGTTCTCCTTTCAGTAACAGTTTCTTTTTCTTCATCCTCATCCTTTACAGTTTCATCGTCCTTAATTTCACCATCAACGCCACGGCCCCGGTGCCTTCCCACTTCATCTGAATCATCCTCAGGACCTTCCTCGCCCCAGTATATGACAAACGCCTCATCATAGGTGGGAATGAACAAACACTCATCCAAGATAAAGGCCGCTTCCAATAACTCATCGGAAATGTCATAGTCCCTGTCCACAAACTTGATCCCGATAAACTCAGTGCTTTGCGCTTTTCCCTGTCTTGTAAATGATATAGACTTTCCAACATCTTGATCTGGATGGGAAAAATCAGTAAACGCCTCGTATCCCCCACCCTTCATCCTCGGGTTTTTTGCGAGACTCCCCAAAAACCTCTCCATCAGATAAGTGGAAGTGTGCCAGATCTGAACCCCTTTGTCTTCCTCCCCTCTGCTATTATAGGAAACGACATTATAAATTACCCTTGGGTATCTGCTGACCTTCAAATTGTCAATCGTGTCTTCATCGGTAGACTGCTCCTTCAACAGTTTCTTGCGATGCTCACAGGCTGGACACTTCTCCCCAATTGTAAACGCCCGACAGACCATCATTTGCTCCCTCGGTCCAACCCGACCATGAGCAGACACTTGGACATTATAAACATCATCCCCTTCCTTCACATGCTTAGAATCAGGATCAAAGGCCCCCGCAAAATAAGGGATAATGTCTATCAAGTTTTCCCCATCCTTTGCCTGCCAAAACTGACCTCCCTCTATATCGTCTCTAAGTATTCCACCACCTCCAGCGCCACTCTTATCATAACTATCCTTGACCCTCTTTTGCGTGCCCTTCCCATACATTTCCCTTCTACTTTTCTTTCTGTCTCTTTTTGCCATTTCTTTCTCCTTTCTTAAATTGATTTTTAACTTCAAAGTAACTCCTGAAAATTCCCGATGATATAAGTCTACTTAAAACATAAAGCAAAACTGCTCCTATAATTCCAACTCCTATTATTTCAAAAAAATCCATTACTTTTCAATCTTTCTTCTTTTCAATCGATCTGGCCTATCCTTTCTGGATCGCTTTATATCTTCATCGTTCTTTTCAAATGAATTCTTCTTTGCCTCGGCAGGAATTTTGGGTTCTGCATAATAACTACCAAGCCATAAATGGGTTAAATTCTCCAAGGAACTTTTCTTATGACTCATTGACTTCACTGCTCCCTTCAAAACCTTTGCATCACGCTTCGCTTTAAGATATTCGGTAACTGTTTCCTTGTATTTTTCCTTGCCCAATATCATATTATCAATCATAGTTTCTGTGGGTTTTTTCTTGTCCTTATCAATATACTCCTGAACTATTTCTATATATAATTCTGCCTTAACAAGATCTACCCTTTCTTTTAATGTATCCGATTCCAATTCCGCATCAGCTTGTGCTTCAGCCCACTTCCCATAAAGAGACGCTTGAACTACGTTTTCATCATCAAGAGCATATTTATCTACCTTTCTATCTTCCTTATATCCCATAGTTTTCTCCTTTCTTATTTACATTATAACAGTTATAAAATGTATCTTAAATATTATTTTTCATTAATAACTCTTTCCTGGCAGGCAGCCTTCTTGTATTGACGCTAAAATCGTGCAAGCTAATTCCTCGGCTTTCTTGAGCGTTAAACTGCCAGGACCATACATCCAAATGAGATTATTGATTTCTTTCTTTAACTCGCAAGTCAGCTCAAGCTCATCATCATCTCCCATACTGCTACGCCGATCTTTCATGACATTTTTTTCTTCATCCATTATTGCCCTCCTGAAATCATTAAGTTTTTCATTTTATTCTCCTTTCTTCAACACTACCACCCGATAACAAGCATTAGACAACCCCGCTTTCTTGCTGTACATGAATGATTCTGTAAACTCCTCTATAATATATGACGCCTTGTTATTTTCTCCTTTCATCAACTTAGAATTCATAATACCAAGTATTGAATACCTGACATTTTCCGGTTCCATATCCAAGGAAGACAGGATCTTGATAATGTCCTTCCACTTACTTTTGGCAAGCAGGGCATTACTCAGATCAAATATCGCCGACTGCCGAACCGAATAATCCTGTATAGCCTTCAGCAAGTCCTCATCTGTTTCAATGTCAATAACAGAATCCAGTATCACCAAGGCCTGTCTCGGACTGCCCTCCGATATCTTGGCAATTTCTGTCAGGGCCTCTTTCGGCAAGTCCACCTTTTCTTCCTCACAAACATCTTTTAATAACGAAACTATCACACGATCCGGCAAGGAACTGACCTGAAAAGTGGTACATCTTGTCCTTATCGTCTTGATCAGTTTTTCAGGTTCGGTAGTGCATAGAATAAAATAAACATGACTGGGAGTGTCCTCAAGGAGCTTTAACAGGGCATTTTGGGCATCATTGGTAAGTTTGTGAGCCTCATCCAGTAGAAATATCCTGCAGGAACTCATCATAGGGGCAAAACGGCAAGTCCTGTCAATTTCCCTTATGGTATCAATGCCCCTGACATTGGCTGCGTTTAGTTCTGTAAAGTCTTTACCAGTACAATTAAACCCTTTCTTCAATATCCTTGCCAGTGTAGTTTTTCCACAACCACTTGGGCCTGAAAATAATATAGCATGGGGTACTCCCTCCTTCCTGCTGATAACTGAAGAAAGGGACTTAATCATTGATTCGTTACCTACAAAGGACTTTAAATCGGGTGGTCTGCACTTTAAATGTAATGGTTGGTTGTTCATGATTTACCTTTCACTTAAATAATTTAATTCTCGATCTATTCCAACTAAAATTGCAAAAACTAAAGTGGCTATACCTGTTTCTCTAAAAATAAAAACAAACAGAAAAATATATCCAGCCCAACGAAAACAATCTTTTATTTTAGACATTTATCTTCTCCTTTGTGTACCACGAACAATCCACCTCCGTCGTCTCAATATCTATCTTCAAGGGAACTATAATCCAGTCATTTTCTTCCCTAATTTTCTCTGTCATAATATATTTCGTCTCTTTCCACACTTCCTCTTCCTCGTCCGGGTCCAAGTCATAGATCAGTTCATCGTGTATCTGTGCTATCAAGTCAGTATCCCACCACATCTTTGCATAATCGTTCAACTCAATAAAAGACCACAGCAGCCAGTGAAAGGAAGTACCCTGAATGGGAGTATTCAATAACTGATTGTTGGTCAAAAACCCTCCTCGCCTGTGACCAAAGAAAGTGTCAACATATCCTTTCTTTTGGTACTCTATTATTCGCTTTTCTTTCCATTCGTCATAGACGTGGTACTTTTCCCAGAAATCCTTTTCTATCTTCTTTATATGCTCAACAAAATCATCGAAAGTTTTTATTCCCTTGTCCTTTAAGTGTTCCCTGACTTTCACACCTTCCTTTGTTTCCAATTCATAGCAAGTATCCTTCAAATTATAGGCACAATTTTTGTAATAAGATCCGTAGAACTCGGGAAAGACAAACTGATTTTTGGTGTAAAACCTTAGATCCTTGGTTGTCTGTTTTTCATTCAAAAGAAATATTTTCTTTGATAGGGCATGGTGCATGTCCGCCCCTGCCTTGATTTCCTTTACCAATACAGGATCCTTTGAATAGCAGGCGGCACCGCAAACTTCCATGCCAGAATAATCGGCACTACCTATCTTTCTACCCTTTGACGGTATTATACCCCTTCTAATAGCTGCTTTGGCTTGTTCATCTCTCACAGGAATGTTCTGGAAATTGGGATTGGAAGATGCTGACCTGAAACTTCTGGCTATATGTAAATCAATAAAAGGATGTATCTTCCCGCACACTTCCTCCTTTTTGTACTGATTTATGTAACTCAAAATCTTGAACAGCTTTCTCCTTTGAATAATCCTCCTCGCAAACACGTTGTCCATCTGGTTCAACACTTCTTCATCAACGCTTTCAAGCCCTGTATTAGTCTTCTTAATCGACCTCATTTCCATGACACCAAAGAACAGGTCCCTCAAATCCTTTGTGCTTACCTCTTTTTTAAGTTTCAACTTTCTCTTGAATTTCCTTTCAAAAAGTCTCGCCTCCTTACCGTTCAGTATCTTGTACTCCAATAACTTTATCTTCTTGATCAGTTCCTCTTCCTCTTTCAGATAATATTCCTTGTCTATGCAAATCCCGACTCCCTGAGCATCAGACAAGGCCAACAGACCCTTGTGAAAAAACTGATAGGCCCTTTTCAGTTC